TCCGCTATATGCCCCATGATAAAGATGTTCATACCATCTCTCATGTGGCGAGCTTGTTGAATAACGTCGAAGAAATGTTTGGCTATGTCTTGAAATTTCTCCCAGCCTGCGAACTTGATCTTCTCCATAAACTCGAAGGACATTAGATACTGAATGTCGTCAATCACGACATTCTTGAACTCAGGCTTTTCATCACTGATATGTTCTAATGTATTCCGAATTTCTTCAGGATCATGGGTGTCTCTTCGATTATGAAACCCATCAACCTCATCCTCTCGTTTGATATACTTCTGCTCAGACTTGGGGATGGGGATTTCCTTACCTGCAATGTTGATCAGGTAAGTCTCTTTGGGGTTTAGATTCCGCACAGAAGTACTCTTTCCTGTGCCAGAAGGCCCCAGAATAGCAATAGTACGACTCATAATTAGCTATTGTGCTTGTTGGTTATGGGTTGCTATGAAGTATTTCTTTATACCCCTAGAATGGCTCAGCGTTGCAAGATTTTCTTACTATATCACTAGTAAGACTATCGGGGCTAGGCAGTTGTCTAAAGTGACCGATTTCACCGATGAAGTTCATTCCCATAGCAAAGTTGTCAATACCATAGGTGTTTTTCAACACATAGAGGCTACGGAATCGGTTGTAGCCTTCATCATTGACAAAGTGCTGCACAGGGAATCCCAGATTATCGTTGATATGATACTCATGCGGATTAAATAGTCCTACTGCCACATCAGCATCCTCATACATATTACCTGAACCCTTGAAATCTTGCTTTTCGGGAGCCATAGTAATATGCCTTCTACGACTAGAATCTGAGAGACTACGATTAAATTGATTCACAACCACATTAGTAATGCCATATAGGTCTCGAAGCTCTTTAAGATACTCCGACATCTTATCGAGATTTTGCTTGGCATTAAAGCCACGCTCACTCTTGAGACATCCAATGTGATCTAATACAAAGACGGTAAGACGCTTCTCGTCATTGGGGTCATAGGCTTTTTCGTACTGGTTTTTCTTGTACTCATTCCCATGCTTACGAGCATATCCCCGCATCTGCTTATAGATACCAGTGGGATTATCTGCCCCATCAATGATAGTTACTACGTCTTCCATTTCATAGAACCAATCACGGGTCTCCTTTATCTTCTCGTAGACCTCATCAGTCACGTTTTTCTTTGAGGATCCCCAACCATACATAGTTGGGACATCCATCAAGATGTCATACTTGTGCCAGAGCATCCAGCATACCCATTTTCCAATAGTGTAATGCTTAGATCGCTCCATACTTCTAAGGATGATCCTGAGCTTAATGTCAGTTTCACCCTTTTGCTTCATTTTCTTCCACCAGTAATACGGATGGAGGACATAGTTCAAATGCACAAATGCACTTTTACCTGTGCCGGGATCTCCTCCTACTAGTACATAGAACCGCTTGGTGATACCAGTGTGATTGCTGAGCTTTGGCATAGATACGGGAATCCATACTGCATCCCCGCGCCTACCACGATCTACTTCCCGTTTGAATAAATCCCAGTAGTGATCTTCTTGGTCTGCCATTGAAGCTGTATTTAGTTAATGATGGTTTGACGAGTCTTCGGTGGATCATCCATCTTATCCATGTGAGCTTTCCATATCTCACCAGATAAATAGTTCTTGATGTTCATCTTGATCTCGTCATTCTCCTTGGCCCACTTCAATGAGGTCATGAGTCTACTAAACTCAGCCTTAGAAGTCACTTTCTTCTGAAAGATCTTCTCTACCCGCTCCATATCCACAGCTTTCAGTGGAATGTCGCCTTTTCTTGGGTCAGTGAAGTTTTCCACGAAGCTAGGATACTCTTTGACAAACCTCTCGAAGTCACTTTGTGTAGCAAATACAGCATCTACAAACTTCTCTGCTACTTCGAGATTGTCAGGATAAATCTTACGTCCAGAATTAGTATTCCGGATGTAATCTCTATCAATGAGATCATAAATCTCATCATCGGGCCATGGACCAACAAGCTCAGCATACCTATAGATGTTAGCGATAGCCAAGCCTTCAGATGGCAATGGACCTTTATGTTCTCGGTGATCAAGATATAGGATCCAACATAACATGAACTGACTTGAGTTCATATTATGATTTCCCATAAACTGTATTAGTTTTCGGGTGTCTGAAATCATGTTTATTCGGCTTTGATGATGATGTCGTCTATGTTGTGAATTCGGTGGATAGCACTATTAGGCGTTTTCCTCTGCCTATTGCGTAACCACTTCTCGTCCTGTGTATTTGGCACATAGAGTTCAACTATGATTGCCCGTTTCCCCTCTTTTGCTCGAATGGTTCTACCCATTCTTTGCACTGCCTGCAAGGGCTTAGAGGATCCGCTCATGATGATAGCTACAGAGACATCAGGAAGGTTTGCTCCCTCATCAAGCGCCTTAGCGGTAGTTAGTACGTTGATTCCTGAGTTTGGGTCACGAAAAGACTGCATGACCTTATTCCTCTCCGTACCCTTCATGCCACTATGGTATGACTTTGCCCGACCCTTTGCATATTCAGCTACCGTGTCTGCGGTGCTCTGGGATTGAGTAAATACTAGCACGTTCTTATCATCAACTAGGTTAATGATGTCTCGTGCTTTCTTTATCTTAGACGTTAGGCCATAGAGAAATTTCTTCCTCTTATTGACTGTTCGCATGAAGTTAGCTGCTCGGCCTTTAGTCTCATTGTAATCCCAGTTATGCTGTCTGGCATATCGTCTACAGAAGTTATTGTTGTTCAAGCACTTCATTACTAGTCCAAAATTACGGCTGAAGTAACTGAAGTACTTGTGATACTTCTCATTAATCCGCTTGTATTCTCGCTCCTCTACGAAGCTCATTTCTACAGGCAGATTGTAAACGATAAATGGTGCTACCCAACCATTACTTAGAGCCTCATGTAATCGCACTCTTTGAAACACAGGTGCATGATCTCGAATGAGGTCATATTTATCATCATGAGGCAGTGTTGCCGTGAGTCCCAAGAGATCTTTATACTTGACCTTTTCAAAGATCTGACTGAATACAGGGGATGCATATCTGTGTATCTCATCAAGAATGAGAAACTCAGTATCATGGGATTCCTTAACTGCGGAATTGATTACCATGACATCAACATCCGTCTGACCCCATTTCTTCAGTCGATCATTCCACTGATCTTGGAGATAGAGTGTAGGTACAATGACCTTGGCAGATTTCCCATTGGTTCTTGCTTTGAGAGCACGTAGGGCTACTCTAGTTTTCCCAAACCCTGTACAGGCTTGGAGAGTGCCAATGTAGTCATTATTCCTCCAATCACGGAGGATTTCTGTTTGTCGATTGTCTCTGCTGCTCATAAGAATTTAAGCTGTCTGTTTTCAATTGGAATGACGAGTTTCTTTGCTTCATTGATGTAGTATCGTTCTTTTACTAGACTACGATCTCCTTCTTTTGGAGCCTCATTGAGCAATTGAGTATGCTCTCCAGCAACCATTGAAATAGTAGATCCATTCTCTCTCTTTTTGAGAAGAACACCACCTCTCTTGGCTACATAGTATCTATTCGATCTCTGTAGCTTCTCAGTGGTAATAGAATTATTTTCAATGTGCTTGTAGACCACATCAAATTGCTTACCGGGTCTCTGTGCCATACAGAAATCATACAGATCCTTGTGTTTTCGTATGGTTTCTTCTACTGGAACACCATGAAGTAGCCGTTCTTCTGCTGCTTTGGCTACTACAGGCATATGGAAGCTTCTTCCGATGCCCCATTTACCCTTATGACGATCCTTATTCATGCGACCCTTTCGCTTAATGGATCCTGACTGCTTTTCCACAATCAGATTGTTGACATCAGCGATAGCCATTGTCTTGAATGGCTCTTTTTCAAGAACCATCTGAGTCTTGTCTTGCCACTTATTTAAGATAGACTCATACTCCTGCTCTTTCCCATTAGGTACTTTGGCAGTGACTCCATCTGTGTTGGCATAGACTACCTCAAATTCATTGGACTCCAGCATTTCAATGAGATATAGAAGCTCAAGCTGCCCATTGAGGGTTACTGCATACATGGCTGCTGGATCATACAGCCAAGAATAAGCATCACCGAACTTGCCATAGGTTGCATTAATGACAATCTTCAGTACATCAGAATTGCGTGTAGAGCCTTCTTCATCAGAATGCTTATACTTAACACGCATCTTAGTTATCTCCTCCATCAGGCTTACAAACTCCTCACCTAGATGCTCAGGATAGATGTTCTTGGTAAATACTAGATACGGATAGTAGCTAGTAACATCTGCATCAATAAGCTGATACTGATCTGTGCTTCTTATTAGATCAGGATCATTGTCTGAATGTAAGCCACCTTTGGCAATAGTGTACTTCAGATTGCCAATTCTAACCTTGTACTCAAACTTGTCGGTCTTATATGAACCATTTCCTGTTTCAGTGATGCCAACAGTTGTATCCTTAAGGTCAGCTAAAAGACGCTTCAGTTGAGGCATTGAAAAGCTAATATCAGGATCAATAAGATCCTTGAAGTCAATGCTTTCCCTAATCGTCTTTCTCTTGGTGAAGATATATGTTGGAATGCCAGTCTTTTTCTCATAAAGCTTCTTCAAGATTGAGTCTGCAACCTTGGGTTCAGCTTTAGTAATGACATCCACGCCATATTGTGTACTGATATAGGCTCTCAAGTTGATGTCACCTTTGAGTTCATTGAAAAACTCTTCAGTGATTTCTACATCATTGAGATTGTAGCGAAGAAGATCCTTGAGTTCGTCTTCATTGAAGATAGGATCTCTCCAATCTTTGGTGAACTCAAGAATTGTAGGCCATTTGAGATTTATGGCAACCATCTTAAGAGACTTACGGAGATTAGCAACCTCCATCAGGTCAATCCTGTTGAAAGGCACGTCATACTTATACTTCCGATAGTCTCTTTCGATGATTTTCTGTGCTAGTGCAAAAATCTTCTTGGTGATGCTATCACTGGTTTGATGCTTTATCCTATTCCAGTGATCAAGAAGCCATGCCATGATCTGATCATCAAACTCGATACTATTGTATCCAGTAAAGAACGCATCACTGGTTCTAAACATATTTATCAATAGCTCGATATTTGTTCGATCATCTTCCCATATCACAGCATGGCCTACATCTTCTGTATTCACATCTTTCCATGTTGCAGTGAAGCAGTTTGGAAAGATCTCCAAGTCATAGACTATGACCTTAGCCTTCGTCCGGTTGGATGATTTCTTGGATGTCTGCATGTTTTAGGATAGCTTGCTTTGGAGTACAAGGGAGCATGTGTGATTTATCACGGCGCTCCATCTCTTCTGCAAGCTCTTGCATCTTCTGCTTGAACTTCTTGATAGAGCTTATGGCTCTGGAAATACGATGTCCATGTTCTCCGAGCTTGCTAAGCGCGTGATAATATGCAGTCGTAATGAACTCATCATCCATTTGACTGATTTCGTGATAGTCACTACCCACTTTCCACAGCCCTTCATCTTCTTTACTCTTATTGACTGTGGATTCGTAGGCACTCTGGTTAATCGGTTTAGGATTACTCATTTGTCTTTAGGCTTTTTTGATTGAGTGCTTGTTGGTGATCCCGTAGTAAGTATCGCCAAGTGGGATCAAACTTCATGAGTATACACTCATGCACTCTACCTCCAGGCATTAGAGATAGAGCCACACGTTTTCATGAAACAAAAGAGGGTTTCATCAATAACAACGTATGTTATTAATCGACCGAGCGACCGTCCGAACGTGTAAACAAATCCTAGTCTAATCTATTCATCTGTGAAACAGATGAGCAGTGTACGCTGATTAGCGCCAGCGATAGACAAGGCATGGGGGTCTATTTATTCTTCAGACAGGTCCTCAGTGGACTTTTCCCTAAGATGATTGATGTCTGATTTACACTGCACGCAGACATCTATGACATCATCAATTCGATTCTTGCACTCTTTATTTCCATTCTGTGCAGATCGAATAATCTTATTGATGGCCTCAATAAGAATCTCCCGCTCTCTCATCTTTGATGTAATCTCAGAAGTCACATCACCTAGACAACCCTCAGAGGATCCAAGGAGAATGGCAATGTTGGGATAGAGCGAGGCTATTTCTACGATATGCTCTTTTGGGACTTTGGCTTCGTGCTTTATCATGCGAATTACTTGCCTCTTATTGAAGCTCATATTCGCACCTCCTCCAGATTGGAGATTTTATCCCCATGATGCTCCGGAGTCCACATGCCTGAGAACCAGAGATAGCTATGGATAGTGAAGGTCTTTGCTACTCTCCATTGTCCTCTTGATCCATCCTGTCCAAAGTAGCTAGGCATTTTTGAATTGAATGACTGGTTGAAAGAGCGAATAAGCTCACCCTCTTTCATAACCACAATTCTAGTTGCCTTTCCTATAAATACAGTATAGAAATACTCTGAGTGGATGGTTTTACTCGAAGAAGAGATTGCTTCTTCACTTCTG